TGCCGTGGCGTGCCTTGAAAGATGCACGCTTGTTCTTCATACGCTCAGACTCTCCAGCCTTAGGAGCACCAGCAGTCTTAGCGCCTTGCTCACCGAAGCGGATTGTCTTTACTTGGTCCCCAACCTTTGCCACAACTACGTGTGACTTTTTAGGGTGATTGGGAGTACGTTTCGGCTTGTTGAATCCTGATACGCCTGCACGTGCTAGGCGTGGGTCACGCTTGCTTTTGTTTTCCATACTCCCCATACTTTCCTAAGACCGCCTTGATGCTTCCATCTTTACGCAGTCTTACTACCATTCCATTTTTAATCTGGATTTTATTAAACCCACGGTGTGGTTTGAATTTACCCGATGACATTAACGGTTCTTTGTTCCAAACATTCCCCCAGCGCCGCCACCAATTAAGCCACTAGGACCGCGTTTAGTTGCCAGTGAAGATATCTGCGTTTTACCTGGAACTACTTTTACTTTGGTGCTATCTCCAGTTGGTTTTTGTTTTTTGTTAAACGCCTCTTCCCAAGGGTCAATAACACCTTTCCAATCAAGTTTTGCTTCGTATGCTTTCTTAGCCATTTCGGGACCAAGATTACGATTAGTAACTTTTTTAGCCATTTACTTATCTTTCTTTTTAGTCATCCCACGGACCTTCTTCAGGTTGGGATTTTTTTTCTTGGCTGCTGCTGAGGCTTTCCGAGCACCAGCCGCAAGGATTGCCCCTGCACGTTCCTTGGAGATACCCTGCTTTTTGGCAATTTGTGATTGGGCTGCTTTGAAGCCCATTCCTTTTTTTGCTTTCATCGCATTTTACCTTTTTTATATTTAGTATATTCATTAAGAGTGTCAGATGCTGTACCGCTTTTACCAGAAAGAATTGCTTTGGCTACTTCAGCAATTTGTCTATCAAGGTTTTTACTAGCACGATTGGTGTTAGCCTTAGTAACAGGTCTATCGGCTGGATTGCCACCCTTATAATCCTGTTGCGCTGAAAGATTTGTACCAATAGCAGTGATGACATCTCGTCCTTCACGCGCTACGGTCTTTACTCTTTTAACAATTTTATTTAATGGCATATTATTTCTTCTTTGCCATCTTCTTAGCGCCCATCTTCTTGGCACCCATCTTCATTTCCATTTTCTTCTCAGCCTTGGATTCCATCTTCTCGCCCATTGCATAAGCCTTGGCTGCCTTCTTACCTTTGGCTGTATAAGGGAATTTCTTTTTTCCGACCTTTGGCATACTATGCTCCTAGTTCTTTCATTATTGTGGCTGTCTTTTTATTTATATCTTTTGCCTTTGGCATAGTCTCTGCGTTATAGGCTTTGCCTAGTGCCTCCGATGCCTTATGGGCTTCCTGAATAGCCTTCATAGAAGTTCCCGCTGGCTGAATGCCTTGCTTACGCGCTTCTTTATAGGCATCCAATTCTGCATTCCATTTCTTTCCTGGCATCAATTTGCCAGAACTTGCATCCCCTGTAGATAGTTCAAGAGTTCCTATCTTGCAACCAAAACATCCTTCAACGAACTCAGGGTGAGTTTGCTGTCTGTGTAGGCTCATATTGCTGTGAAGTTATCCTCTGTTACTCCGACATTACCAGCGATTAGCGCTGCCTTTGTTGTTTCATTTACAGTATGTTGTCTGCCACCTAGATATACTTCTGGATATATCTTGAGGTCTTCATCAACTAAATAACGTACTTGTGCATAAGAACCAGTAGGTTCTCTGACAATAGTAATTCCTTTATTTAATCTATAAAACTCAAATAATCTATGTCCGCCTGCAGGACCTTCTTCCACCGTTGGTGGTCTAAAAATATAATCTGGCATAAGTCCTCCTAGTGAACTCACCCCAAAGGGGTAGGAATTAACCTACCCCTCAGAGTCAATCAACTATAGTGCTCCGATTGATGAACCGCTTTCAATGCGGTACAATGCCTCTTCACGGTAGCGTGAGAAACCGAGTACGCCGTACCAACCCATTGGGCGGTGACGCATCAACTTATCAACTACTGGTCCGATGACTACGTGTGGCTCTTCTGCAACTGCTTCCGCCATTGCTTGCTTTCCAGCAAGGAGTGTGCGGTATACGCGGGTTACAGGAGTTACCGTAACGGTTGTGGATGTAGCAACAGTTGCGGTGTGAGCCAAGTCTACAGTGAATGTAGTGGTTGAGCCAGATGTGCTGATTGCAGTAATCTTTGCACCCGATGCAATGTTGGTACCAGCAACCTTGTCGCCAACCTCTGCACGAGTTGCAATGACAGCAGACGAAGCAACACCAAAGGTGAATGCGCCTGATGCGCCAGCAACTGTCGTAGCAGTAGTAGCAAGAGCGGTCTGGTCAGCGCCATCCTTGAGGGATGGGATACGTGGAGACTCAACGAAGAATAGACCTTCGTACTGTCCGATTTCGCCTGCCCAGATTTGTGAACCATCCTGGTAGTTGTGTGGGTCGCGCCAAGCGGCTGCGCCTGTTTCTGCACGAAGGTCGTGTGAAACTTCTGGGTGGATACCAGCCCAGTAGAGTGAACCCTTGCGAGCAACAGCCTTGTTAGCACGAAGTTTAGCAACAGCACGACGGAGGTTAGCCGAAGTAAGAGTTGCTGCAGCAGTGATAGTTGCTGTTGATGTCGCTGTGGAACCTGAGTAAATTACGTTAGTTCCCTGACGGAGTGTTGTTGCTGCAACCTGGTCAATAGAATCGGCAAGGTTGAATGCAATAATGTTAGCGATTGCTGGGTCTACATCAGCAAGGCTGAAGAGTTCCAACGCACGAGTAACGAGAACTGAGTTACCATACTCGTTAAGAGTAATGGTGACAGAGTTTGGTGTTGACATTGCGACTGCATCTGGGTCTACAGTTTCAGAAAGAGTAGATGTCTTAGCATCCAAATCCTTGTAAAGTTGTAGAACAACAGTTGAGCCTGGGATTGCTTGGCGAGCAGGACGCTTGTCCGCTACAGAACGAATGAGTGGTTCTGAGCGTAGCGCAAATTCAAGAAGACGGTCATACGCCTTTTGAACTAGACCTGCTGCACCTGCGGTTCCACCTAACGAGGCGGAATCCGTAGAAATAAATGCATTTGGCATTTTGTTGCGTCACCTCCAGTGACTATGAACGATTAGGAATTTCGCAGAAGATTAATTAAATCATCCATTGATTCCGCATTATCTAAACGGGACTCAATGTCTGCGATTTTATTTGGGGTAATACCACCTTGTGTCAGTACATCCTGTTGACGTAATGTTGCAAGATTTTGTTGCTGCTGATTTTCCTCAACCTGTGGTTGATAGCCGATTAGGTCTCCATTTTCACGGAGCCAGTTATTCAGAGAATCCTCTGAGACTTCATCTAGGTCTTTTAGGATAATTCGGGCAGCCTTGGCATTTACACCTTTGCTGTCCAGGATTTCTTTGACGGTACGTTCACGCTGCTGCTTGTTGTACATTTCAAGTTGCTCGGTGAGTTCCTTGATACGCTTCTCATCTGCTCGCTTTGCCTTGCGAAGTTTCTTCACAAGTTCATCGCCAACCAGATTTTGTTCGTTATCTTGGTCGTCTTCGTCTTCATCCCAGTAGTTGTTGCTCATAGCAACCACCCTTTCTATTTGTAGTTAGTCGCAAGCCACAGTTCTACTCAGGGGTAAGTAGGCTGGCTCTTGCTACCAGTCTTATACACTGCGTGGGGCTGGTCGGTCCACGTCAGGAATCTATAGAAGTCCAGCGATATTTCGCTGAGTTGTTCTTGCTCTGCCTGATGCACCACTAAAGGCTCCTGTTTCAAGTTCCTTTAGACGCTCACGGGCACGTTTTGCAGAAGCGGTACCCTTAAAGGTTTCCTGCTCGGCAATTGCTTGGTCATATTTAATACCAGATTGCTTATAAATATCCGACAATTCTTTTGCACGTGGCAACCTAGCAGCAATCTCTTCATAACCAGCACGTGCACCAGCAAGGTCAACACCATACTGTTGAAGTTCTTTTGCTTTATTCAAATCAATATTCAAATTAAACTGAGCAGCAGCGCTTCCAATTTCAGCCTGAGTAGTTTTGGCTTCAAGTTCTGGCAACATTTCTTTAGGATTTAGATAATAAGCAACAATGTCTGAATCTGTAATATTATAGAATTGTTTTAATTGAGTCAGAATTGTTGGGTCACTTTGTTGAACTCTATTAACAGCAATATTTACACGCTTGCCAAGTTCAGTATTAGAAATATCATTACCTATAAGTGAGGCAAATTGTTCACGTGTTGAAAACCTTTGAACACCATACTGTCTAAGTACTTCAGAGTAGGCATCTTCTTGTTGAAGATATGCTGATTCGGTTAAAGCATTTAGTCCCTTTAACCTACGGGTTTCATTGCCAGCAAATCTGGTTTTGTAAGCATCTAGATTTCTTAACTCTAAAACCAACTGATTAGGACCTAAGTTAGGATTAAGCAATCCCTTATTAATATAATCTACAATTTCTTTTAGTTCTTCGGGTTTAAATCCATAAGAACGCATAGTTGATTCAATAAGTTTGAAAGCATCACGACGTTCATTTGCTTCTTTTTCTTGGGCTAAAATTTCTGCTGGAGTTAGTATTGTTGTGCCAGCAGCCTTTTTAACCCAGCCCTTATTATCATCCCAGGTATATGTACCATCTGTTGGCATATCTGGTTTAATCCATTTGCCAGACTTTTCATCCCATACCCAAGCAGAGCCTGGCTGTGGTGGTCTAGTTAAATTATTATCACCCGTGGCACCTGTTGGTCCAGTATCACCTGTTGGTCCTGTTGCACCTAATGCTGAGTATACTGGCGCACCTGCTGGTGCTGGCACTCTCTCGCCAGTATTAGGGTCAGTAACAGTTGGAGTAGTTACACTGCTAGGATACTCGGATACGTTTACTCCTGGTTCAATTACTTCGCCAAATCTATCAGTTCTTGCTTGTACATCAGCGGCAGTATCAAACTTAAGGGGAGAGTTTTCATAAGGCACTCTATCTTCTTCTGGTAGCGCCGATTGAATTCTTGCCCACTCTGCTTGAGTGTATTGTTTTTGTGGAGTAACTGTAGTTCCCGCTATAGCAGCGTCTGTAGTTTTGAGTGTATCAGCCTTTTGATTAGATAAATCAATATTAGGTGCCTGTGTTACCGTTTGAACAAAATCTTTGTTTGTTGAAGCAGCAGTTCCTATTGATGAAACAATTGTCTCTACTA